TAGAAGATATATTATCCAGCATCCCCTGCGCTTCTGACTCACTATAACCATAATTGTCCATCAACGCCTGAACAACACCACCCGGCGCATAACCCTGAACAATACCACCCATCGCCATAGGCCGTGGACTCGGTGTCCGCATCATAGGCGTACCCGGCGCAACCATCTGCTGCCGTGGCGGCATCGCCATTGGCGGACGCAGTTGCTGAGGAACCGCTCCAATACCCTGATTACGGCCCAACATACCCTCCAACGCATCGCCAAACCTCCGACGACGACCCGCAGTCGATCCCATCATCTGCTGGCCCTGTGCCGTCTGTGGCATAGGCTGTCCTTGTGGCATAGGCATAGGGGGTGGCGGCATACCCGCCAAAGGCATCGGTGACATCGGAGCAAAAGGATTTGGCGGCGCAGGAGGCATGCCACCCATCGGCGCTCCCATCGGAGGCATTCCCCCCATAGGAGCCATAGGCGCAGGCATTCCGGGCATCGGCGGGGGAGTAAATCCAGTCTTAACTGCAGGCATGCAATAAATTCTCCTAAACGAACTTACTCGGCATCCTAACAGCTACACTAAATTTAATCAACAATCTCCAACATTCCATTCCTAATCATGCTACGCGCCAATAAATTACGATCCGTAAAGCAATAATGATCACCACTCCACTCACACATCTCAGCCGCCAACCTGCGCAAAAACTTAGGCTCCGGCTCACCGCCTAAAACATGACGAGATTGCAAAATAGGAACAACCTCCCCAGCAGTCTGACCGTCAAACTCACAAACATCACAGTACCTCAACCTAAATGTCGGCATCAATCAGAGCCTTCTTGAATAGCCTGCCAGTTGTCCCATTCCGTGAAAATATAATCAGAACTTTGCTCAACTCGAACAACGTCGTCTTCAGAAGTCGAAAAGGCAATCATACAACCACCAAAATCATAATCCTTGAGAACAGTAACATGACTCTCGTTTACCCAAAAATCACAACCATCTTCCTTGTTCGTAACACGCGCCCATCTCTGCATATGCTCTCTCCTTATACTAGCATGTGGTACTTTATGGGACCGTCTAGGGTACCTTGTCAAGACGTAGGGTACCTGAAAGGCCGGAAAGGTTTTTGTAGGTGGCTGTAGGTGGGGAACTTAGTGTAGAGTGTTGCCTGATACAAACCAAAAAAGGGGGGGGACACAGCCCCTATATCCCCCGTTTCTAGAACAATTGTTCGGATTGCTTAGGGTACCTTGGAAAAAGAAAAACCCCGCACTAGGCGGGGCTGTCCGTGGCTGTGCTCCGATTTATCGGAGCGATATTATCCGGTCCTGCCAGAATTCGAATAGATCATCCGATAGGCCTGCCCATATACTTGGCATGCCACGTCTGTTTTCTGGCATTAGTGTTGCGCCTGCCGTTTGTGTCTCAAACGTTTGCAACACTTCGTATCGTGTCAGGTCCGTGCCGTCACCGTAGCGTCCACCATTTGCCTGTTGCGTGTGTGTGACAACAGCGGCGTCGCCAACTCTGGCGCGGATTTCTGACACTGCGGCGCGGACGCGCTGCTCTGAACAGCCTGTCGCGTTCATGATATCGCGTGTCGTAGCACCATCGAGCGCGCGCATCATGGCATATTGAACGCCAACACGGGAATTGGCGCGAAATGGTGATACAGGCGTTTCTGTAACAATTGCTCGGCTTCCGTGCTCGATACGCTGGTCACATGTCCAACTCACAAGATTGACAAGGAAATGGCACCAATTCCAGATTTTCACAGCGTCAATCGTGCCGGAGTGCTGGCGAAATTCAATTGTACCGCGTGACCATGTTTCTAGATTGATTGACGAAAATTTGCCGTGCGTCGCGCCTGACAAGCCGCTAATCGTATCTGCTGCTGCAATACGCTCTGGTGATAGCGTGTAGCAATATCTGTTATTGCGGCGTGACGCTGGCAACATGCTATTAATGACGTTCTGCTGCTCTGTATAGCGCAACATGATGTCCTTAACGATAGCAGCATCAAACGGCTCATCATGTGCATTCAGATACCGTCCTGTGCGTTCTTTGTGCAAAATGCTGTCGCCAGTGAAACGTGCCGCATGTGTATTATCTGCCAATGGTGCATTGCTAACATGGACGTGCAAACCGCACGCTGTGTTAACGGTTGCGCCTGCCATGTCAATTACATTGCAAATGCGTTGCAAATATTGAAACGCTGGCTGGCTGGTGCGTGGCTGCTCAAGATCCATTGCCAGCGGAGGCAATACAATTTCGCAGTCAACATTAGGCGTGCCGTCTGGTTTGCATTCAACACCTTGAATGCCAGCGTTATCTAATTCTTGTCTCGCTGCTCTGATTGCCAAGCCAGATGTTTCCATTTCAATTCCAAATGATACAGTCATGATTATGCCTCTACTCTTTTGTAAGTGTTATTTGAGTAGGTGATTTGAATTCCGCGGTTGCGAATTTCACAAATTGAAGCGCGAATTCTTGTCGAGCTTTGTCCTGTTGCATTCATCAATTCCTCAAGCGTTGCGCCTTTTTGGATTAGGTGAAAAACAATCTGTATTTTTGTAAGTGTCATTTTGATACTCCGTTTGTCTAGATACACCCCTTAAAAACAAATATATAGATATTTATGGGATGTTCAAGTGTTTTATGGGATTTATCCCAAACAATTGTTCGGCTTATTGTTTTACGCTGGCATTGCCAGCCGTCGAAAAAACGATTTTTTTCAGAAAAAAAGAACGCATGTATGTATGTGTGTATGTGTGTGCGCATAAAAAAAGGGATATAGTATATATACCATACCCCGATCCCGAATCCCCGAAGCCCGATCCCCGAAGCCCGAAAGCCCGACCCCGAAGGGTCAGGCCCGATTGATTAGTAGTGGCTCCATTCGATTAATATCCTAACCAAATCAGAACTTCTTGAGCGTTATACTCTTTCTTGTCTCCGCAATCTTTTAAGAACAATTCAAAATCATTGTCATCTAAGTTATGATTGTACTTAATTTCATGCCAAGCCTGAGACTTTGTAATTGTTACCCCTTCAGCACTTTCATAATAAGTCATTGTCTTTCTCCCAGTAAGGGTAGGGCCGAAGCCCTACTGATTAAAACTTAGCTACCCAATTGCCATGATTATCTTTCTCATAGGCGAACTCATGCGTATCAATCATATGAGCAAACGCATTTGGATCAGAAATATCACGAAGAAGATTCTCAAAATATGTTTGCCAATAATCGACTGACTCTTGATTCTCCCATCGCGTACCGCCAAAATTAACATTTACAGCAGATAGCATCATGTTATCAAAGATCGCCTTTGCAATGTCGATCTTTCCCTCTTCTGGTTTGTACTCTTTATATAGTTTAATTTTTGCCATTGTCTTTTTCCTCATAACTAGACTGTAATCCCACACTATCCCACACATTATTATATGTCAACACAAAATATAAAAAAAATTATGACTACCGGGAAGATTGTTCCCCGGGAAGATTCGCGGACAATTGTTCGGGTTATTGTTCCGGGGAGAGTTCACCGGGCGTCGCTCGTGAACCGGGAGCGTCGGGTTGCAACCGGGCAGTCACGAGAGTACAATTGTTCGGGATAGGTGCCCCGGTACCCCGAACCCGAACAAGTTTATCCCGACCCCGGCCCGAAAAAGCCCGATTCGCTGAGAGCCACGGAGAGCGCCTGTGAGTAACCCGAACAAATTTTCGGGTACCCGACCCCAAAAAAACCCGAAACCCCGACCCGACGGCCCGCTCTGGGGCGCTGGAGGCGGGCGGAAGCCCCTCCCCTCCAAGCGCACCCGCTATTCTGCGGCTTCGCCGCTATCGTATGCTACTTCGATTTGTTCGGATTCTGTGGGATTTTCTGCTGGTGTTACGTCAATCATGCGATTTTTAGCGCGCTCCATGAATTCTTGTAGCTGCTGAACGATTTGTTCGCGGCTCATGTTGTCAACATGTTCATGCGTTACATGGCTACGCGCTACCATGAGGCCAGTCACCTTTAAGCGTAGTTCTTCGGCTTTGATTGCTGCTGAGAAGTTCCCCTGTTCCCAAGCTTCGTCTCGCAGGCGCTGCATGTCTCGGACTGACTTGGTGATGGTCACGCCGTACTTGCTTTCGAGTTCCTGCCGCATTTCTTCCATTCGTTCTTTAACGACTGGGTTGTTGAGAAGCTGGACGGCTCTTACGTTCGGGTTGGCGTATCCTGCTTCTCTGGCTGCTGCGGTTTGCGTCATGTCTTTGTGAATGTAGTTATCCAGAAACTTCTGCTGTTGCGGTTGCAACCTTCGCCCGCCCTTTTGTACCTGCTCCCCGACTTTTGGCATTTTGCTACCCGAACAATTTTACGACTTGTGACCCTGCTGCTATACTACCCGAACAAGTTCCGGCGTCAAGTGCTATAGTTCCCAAAACATCCCAAGACTGCTTTTTGTTGCCGTCACTTTATCACCGCTGCCTGTGTCCTATCTACTCCAAGGGGGGTAAGGTATATATACCCCCCTTTAGGGGGGGAGTCATTTTTGGAGTAAATAAACCATTGAAAACATTAACTTTTTTACTCCAAAACGGCTTTTTGGACCATTTGGAGTAAACCACTTAAAATGTTGATTTTATTGAATTTTTTACTCCAGCTCCAAATACTCCAAGCTTTGGAGTAAATGTTTTTGGAGTAAATTATACATAAAATAATTTACAAAAAACTGTTGACAATCCCAAACAATCCCACATATAAGGGTGACAGTCTAGTAATGAGGAGGACATAAAATGTCAGAATATAACGGCTGGAAAAACTACGAAACGTGGCTTGTGAACGTATGGTTCAGCGATAATTACAACGAATATTTTCTTGAGCGGTTCCGCGATGGTGAGTTGCTTGAGCCTGTTACGTGGGACATGGTTCGTTCGTATGTTGAGGACTGGGTTGACAACGACATCAACACGGAGAACGGCTTTATCGTTGATTTAGTCAACGGCGCGATGCGTGAGGTTGACTGGCGCGAGTTGGCGTCTCACGTTGAGGAAATGCTGAAATATGAAATGGAGAACGCGGCTTAGGCTGCGCTTTCCCCCATTCTAGCAAAGGAGAAGATATGTATTATCTAGCATATGGAATGAACACGAACCGCGAGGCTATGGCTGCGCGATGCCCGAAGGCCAAGCCTATGGGCGGCTTTTATTTGCCCGATCACCGTTTGACGTTTCGTGGTGTTGCTGATTTTCGGTATGATAGCGAAATGGTTTTACCTGTCGTTCTGTGGGAGATCACGCACGATTGCCTGAGAGCGTTAGACCGACTTGAGGGTTATCCGAATTTGTACGACCGCCGCAAGATCAACGGCGATTGGTTTATCTATGACATGAATGGCGACAAAAACGAGTTGTATACGCCTTCTGGTGGTTACTATCATATGATTGAGCAGGGT